GTTCAAACGCTTTTTGCATTTCTGGTCCAGTCTTGCCAGCGGCTTTAGCAAAAAGAGTAAAAGTGCCAGGCAGTCGTTCTGCAATTTGGTTGACTTCTTCTGCACTTACTTTTCCTTTTGAAAATATCTGAGTCAAGGCAACCATGACACCATTGGTTTCTTCTACACCGCCACCAGTGGCTTTAATTGCTTGAGCAAAAGAACGGAAAACAAATGCAGAGTCAGTGATCTTACCGCCTGCTCCATTTACGGATGCAGCCAATTGTGTAAATGATTGCGTTGACTCAAGTACCGGAATGTTCAAATCTCTAGCACTTGATTCAATCAATGCTTGAGCTTTGGCGTATTCAGATGACGTGCCCGCAATTGATTTTAAAGCAATATTTAACTTATCAACTTGCGCTGCATATTCAGCCGTAGCGCCAATTGATTGCCGTATCATGCCCACCTGCGCACCAATGGCACCACCGGCTAATGCGCCGCCTGGGCCACCAATTGCGCCAATGCCGGCACCAATCAAGCCTTCAGGGCCACCAAAGACACCTGCGGCAGCAACTGCACCAATACTTTGACCAATTTTATTAACAGCCCCAACGCCGCTAGCTTGGCTAGTCTGAAGTTTGCCTAATTGAATGTCAAGTTGTTTAATTTCAGATGTTAACTTATTAAATGTTGTGCCACCAATTTCTGCTGATTTGCGCAACGAATCTAAACCATTGCGGTAATTTTGTAAATTATTGACAGAACGAACAGACTCAGTGTTGAGTTGCTTAAGGGATGAATATAATTTATCTAGATCACTGCTGGCAATTTTAGATTCAGTTGCAAAATTTCTTACGGCCGAACGGACCCGATTCAATCCTTCCAGGTTTTCGACCTGGGCTCTGATGCGGAGGATTGTCGCTTCGTTTGCCATTACTTCGCGTTCAACTGGCTTAGGGCTGAGGCTTCCATGATCTGGATGCCCTCGAACATGGTTGGCACGTCCTTAACCGAGTATAGACCGCACAGCCACTGGAGCGGCTCGTAGCGCAAGCCTACATAGCCGCCCATGGTGACGTTCCACTGGGTCTGAAGACGCATGAACATCATGACAATGTCCCAGTTGTCATCCCACACCTCGAAATCGTCCGACTGCTTTGTTTCCAAAACAGCCGGATCCATTCCGAATACAGCCGCATCATCACCGGATTCGTCGCGTTCACCGCCACCAGCCCAATGCTGTGCGGCCTCCTTCAGTTTTTTACCTGGGCTCCATCCAGCGATTCAAGGTAAGCCTTGATCACACCACGGCAGAAGTAGGGATCGTCAAGGAAGCCTTTGCGGTTTGCAGCCGTGAATAGGACTGCAGTGCCATCTTCATCAACGATCTCGTCCCAGCCCTCGAGCACTGCTTCAAGCAGCTCGACATCACCTTTGTCCGCCAATTTGGTGAACTCAGATCGACCAAGCAATTTGAAGGTCACAGTGAAAAGTTGCTTTTCAAATTTGCCGCCGTCAGAAGGGATTTCGACGGTTACAGGCCAGCGTACGCTTGCAACTTTTTTGCGAATGAATGCCATGAGGGTTGGTATCAGGTGAAGGCTAGGCTGAATTCGTCGTTCCCTGCAGCGGTTGGAATCGCCACATAAGGAATAGACAGCATCATAATCGAATCCTGATCTTGATAAGTAGGAATCAATACATCAACTTGTGATGCAAGGAAGGTAACCCGGTTGCCGGCTGTGGTGCCATGCAAGAAGGTCAGGTTACCAGTTGTAGTGGCAAGGGCAGTCGTAAAGAAATCTTTGGTAGCAATGGTCGGCGCTTCGATCATTACCGTACCAGCCGGCTTGCGATCAGTCAGCAGTGTTTGCTTGGTGCCACCAACAAGCTCACGGAAGATCAATTCATTGGCAAGGTTAAAATCAACGGATTGCAGAATGCCGCTGTAGGAGAAGAAGGAGAAGGCGCTGGTGTTGCCTTCACGGAAGATCAACGGTGTGGCCTGTGCCGAATAGGTCACAGCCGGGGCTGCAGTGTCCGTAGGAGCGTTGTAAACGCCGGTCAGGTTAAACGCCAGGGTTGGGATGGCACCAACTGCGCAGCTCATGGTCATTGAGCCACGGCAACCGGTCAGCTTGTGCAGTACGCCGTCCACATTGAAGTAGATGGTTGCAGAACTGAAGCTGGCTGAGACGGGAGTGTAGGTGACCGACGTTGAGGCGACAATCGTCGCAGCCATGCCGCAAGCCTTCAGGATCGCGTCAAATTTGGGTGCCGTCCCAGCAGTGCCCGAACCGGCCAGCTCAACCTCAAAGGTCACGGCCACGCTGGTTTGCGCGATCAGTTGGTCGTAATTGCCCAAATAGGGTCGGACCAGATCGCGACTGACAATGTCACCCGAAAGAGGCGTGATGTCAAGGTTGCGCACCAAAAGGGCGTCGGTTCCAATTGGACTGGAGTCGGTGCCGTAGGTGGATTCAGTCTTGACCAGGATCAGACGCTTGCGGCTCAGAAGTGCCATTGCTCAATTCCTCAGGGGTGTTGTCGGAGGGTTGGGCCGGCTCTGTCCGCTCGAGGAGCTTCCGAATGCCGGTTTTGGGGTTGAGTAGATAGGTTCCACCCTGACCCCAGTATTCATCCACCATGTTAGCCATAAGTCAAGCAGCCAAATTGGTGGAGGATGTGCGGTAAATCACTAGGTAGTCACACATGATGACACCAGCGGGTTGATCGGCCTCCACAAGGTTAAAGGTAACACTGACCGGTTGTATGTCCATAGCATAACCTCCCAACGTCAGGTCACTGGACAGTTTGGAGTGAAGGCTTTCAATGATCGGATCTGCCACTTGGTCTGGGATGTCGCCACGCACAATCACCGTCACACGCACGGTCATGCGCCACGTCAAGGTGGGCATGCTGGTTTCCACGCGGGATGTATCAGCGATCGGCTCTACGACCAGTGCAGGCGATTCCTCACGCGCCATTGGCTCCACCCGGCTGCGGTAGATGCGTGTACCAACCCCCGTGGTGCCAGTCAGTGCTGTGCGGATTGCTGTGAGGATTGATTCGCGTTTGGTGGTCATGTCTTCTGCAGAGCGATTTGAACAAATGCTCCGTCATCAATCAACATTGTTTCCCTAACGGTAAAAGCAGTCCCGCCCACAGTGATTGAATCACCGCGAACGAGACTGCCGAAATCTGAAGACCTAGTAGTCAGCGTGTAATCAGTCGTTAGGACCATTCCATCGCTGATCACTTGACTTGGGGTGTCAAGGATTCCAATTGCTTGCGTCGCTCCAGCCACACAGGTGAGGCCAAAATCAGCAAGGAACATTCCTAGATCTTCAGTCAACGCCATGGGGATCAGCCGTACTTGGCAGAAGCCAGACCTTGGACTGAGACAGCACCAGTGCCCGTGCCACCGGCAACAGTCAGCGAAACTTTGACGTAACGCTTGATGTCGGTGACGTTGACATACAGCTTCTGACGAGAAGCAGTGTTGGCAGTAGTGGTCGTGAAACCGCCACCGGTCACGTCGGTGTAAGTACCACCAGAAGTGTCAGAAGTGGTCAGTTTGACGGCAAAGGTGATGCTGGCGCCACCGGCTGCAGCGTCAAGAAGAACGACCATGTCGCCTTCGTAGCCAGACAGGTCAATGGCACTACCAGTGGTGGTAGAAGCGCCAACCGCAGTAGGGAACAGGCCCACCTGCGTGGTTTTGGAACCGAGGTTAAGGATGGTCATTGGGGTTTCCTCCGTTTGGAAGGTGTAGGAATGGTCTGGATGAACTCTTCAGCTTTTGCAATGCCGATCAGGAATTTGGCATCGCTAAGGGAAGCCTCAAGGACTTCCCCGACGCGAGCCACGCAACCACCGGCCATTGTCTGGCTAAGGATGCGGATCATCATGATCAGAGGGTGTTGTTACCGCGAGAGAAGGACTCGGGGTGACGGATGGCCACGTCCACGTCCTGCATAGCGATCACGCGAACGGTGCCGCTGGTGCTGTTGGTGTAGGGGTCCACCATGATGTCCAGACCGGACCAGTAACCGATCAGCATGTCAGCGAAGTTGCCGAACCACAGATCGCCGGAAGCAACTTGGTTGGACAGCACACCGCGATAGCCGTTGACTTCACCGTTCTCCATCAGGAAGATGCCGGAACCGGCGTCCTTATTGGTGGTCTTCAGGTTGCCGCGCATGACGGCATTCATCAGATAAACAGGTGAACCGAGCAGTGCGTTGGCGGTAGCAACGTCAGACTCCATTGCAACCACCTCGGCAAAGGTAGGAGCATCAGCGGTGAAATCTTCGGTGCCGATGCCCGAGATCAGCTTGAGGCCCAGGGGCTCGCTGTTGGTGCCGGTGCCATACAGACCAGCGGAGTCGATCTTGAGGCCAAGAACGGCAGCCAGGTCGCGACGCACCATGTTCTCCACGTCGATGGAGGACTGCAGCATCAGGCGGCGGCTGTAATCAGTGAAAGCAGCAACCGTTTTGGGGGTCAGGCTGACCTGATCGATCGTCTGCTGGCTCTCGCTAGGAGCACCGGATTCAGCCACCCAGTAGGCGGTAGCAGCGCCCGATTGACGGGGGATGGCGACGTTGCCGACCAGACCGGTCAGCACGGTGGCGCCAGCCTGATCAAGGGCGGAGGCGTTCCGCAGCAGGTCGATGAAGGAAGCAGTGTCCAGTTCAGTGGCGACGACATTACCGCCAGCGCCAGCAGCGCCAACGGTCAGGTCACGGCGAAGCACTTCCTGGGGGATCGTGATGCCACGGCTCTGACGGCCAAGCTTGGAAGCAGCGGCCTCAGAAGCAGCAATTTCAAACCCAGCAGCTTCACGCGCAGAGCGATCAGCAGGGTTGGCCAGATAATTGATGGCGCGAAGGAAAGAGAAAGACCGGGTCTCCTCATTGGAAAGGCCGATGTCGGCAGCGTTGCTTTGCACAGGCGTGGCGGAGATAGTCATTTTCTCAAGAAGTGCGGTGCGCAGCTCTTCAAGACCACGGGAATTCGCAATGAACTCCTGGGCCATGTCGCTGTTTTTGGTGCGATTGCCGAGGGCAATCATTTCGGAAAGCTCCTTTGCCTTGGCCTGTGCGGCCTCAGCGCGGATCGCCTCCAAATCGAAGGTAGGTTCCACGGGTGTTGACTCCGAGAGTGGTGGGCTGGTAACGGCTGAGGCCGTAGTTGAACACTCACTTATAGTAAGGGTTCGACCAATGCCAACGGATTGATCCGCTGGCACGGTCACCAGCGAAATTTCAAACGGTTGGAATGATGTGGCGCGATAGGTGATTGGATCTGTGCTGTTATCAGTCTCCATCGAATTAATCCTGTAACCAAAGCTGACATTACGAAGAATGCCGTCTTTAATCAATTCTTGCATTTCACGGCCAAGCTCGTTGTTGGCCATCTTGACCTCGGCGTAACCGCGCTTGTCCTTGATGTAGGCACGTTCTACAACACCAACAATTTTGTCAGGATCGTGTTGAAATAAAAGTGGTGCGCCATCATTGAGGCGCGATAGATCCATTGCGTCTTCATCCATGCGGAGCACTTCTGTCCCGAAGTAACGCTCAACAGGTGCTTCAGATGCAAATGGAAATTCAATCATGCGATCGTCAGTCGCAGTTTTGAATTCCGTGACAAGAGCACGTTGAAATGATTCGCTCTGAATTTTGCGGACTGCGTCCTGCTCTTCCATCATGTGATCAGCCAATTCGCTCATGATTCTAATTCCTCAAGATCATCGCTTGCTAGTGTATCGGGTTCTGCTGTGTCAGCCACAGGTAAGTTCTGTTGCTGGCCAGAGCTGGTGACCTGGCTGGGGTCGCTGTCAAGCACAATGCCAAGCTCATCAGCCAAAGCCAATTCATGGGCGCGTTGCCGCATCTGCTCTTCAAAATCACCGCCATGCAAGGCGATGACCTGCGACAGCGTCATGATCCCGTTGCGGATCAGTGACTTGTAGGCATCGGCTTCTTTCTGTGGATCAACAAACTGCGCAGCCGGTGGTATCCACTTGGACTCCTCGTACCGTTCAGGATCCAGATCGTACCCAGGCAGCACCAGCACGCCGGCCATAACTGCCATTTCCATCCAGCGTTCGTAGACGCGCTCGCACAATGCCTCGATCAGGTACTGCTGTAACGTTTTGTAATGCGTACGGGTTTCGAGTAGCTCCAGCCTCGAGGAGCTGTAGTTGCTCTGGCTGAAGTCGCTGCTGATCTGCGTGTAGGAGCATCCAACGCCCGAGGCCACAGCCCGCAGCATCTGAGCCACGAATGGCGTGAAAGCATCGTCTGGCCGGGTAGGCGAGAAGAATTGCATCTCCTCTCCTGGTGCCAGCCGGCGGATCGAGCCGGGTGAAAAGTCCAGAACCGAATCGTCCTGATACTTGCCATCCTCAAATAGCTCTTGATCTGGTGTACGCACGAACGCCATCATCGCTGACGAAGCCCGTGCTGCCACAATCTCAGCCTCCTCATATCCACTGAGGTTGCGCAGCCGCATGATCGCCGACGCAAATGCAGTCACACCACGGGTTTGGCCGGGGCGCTCCACCGAAAACAGATGGATGACATCTTTTGCAACAATCCGTTGGCGTTGTCTTGCCACCACAGCCGAACCAGTGAACTGGTAGTCGCCAGGGTGGTTGCGCAAGAAGTGATAAGCAACAGGCCGGCCCCACTTGTCAATCTCAACGCCCATTCGGACGCGGTTGCCGTTTGCCTCGATGCCTGTGTAGTCATCATCCAGCAAATCAGCCTCGAGCACCTCGAGCCCCAACGGCACCTTGCTGTCGCCAAACTTTTGATTGATCAGCCTGATGAAAACCTCACCCGACTCCAGCATTGACGTGATAGACAACCGCTGGATTTCAACCCAGCTCAATTGGCCGCCAACATGGCAGGTATCAGCGGATGTCCACTGATTCCATTGCTTCTCAATCAACGAATTATATCGATCATCAAGTTTGCCGCCACGCGCCATCTGCACCTGTGACTGATGCTTGATGCCAGTGCCAACCACGTTGTTGCGGACTGCCCTCAACGCTGCCTTGGCAAAATCAGAGTCACGAACCAACTGGCGAGCGCGATTCCGAAGAAGTCGAAGGCTGTTCCTGATTTCACTGTCGGCACTGGTGCCAAGGCTGATCCAATCAGAAGTAAGGCGATTGCTGGCAACAGCGGCATATGCACGCTTGAGATTTACATTGCGCTCTCGCGCCTTGATCAAGTCCTTCTTCAGGCCGGCGGTACGACCAAAACCAAAGAGTGCCATCAGGTGAACCTCACGCGAGCAACGCCGGGATTGCCGAGGCCCTGCCTAATCTTCTCAGCTCGCCGCTCACGGTCAACTTCAGCTTTCAACACATCCCTCAGTTGGAGCAGCTCGGGCATCTTATAACGCTTGAGGTTGCGGTTTCCGATGGTGTATTCCTGCACCATCCCGCCCTGGGACAGCGTTCTTATCGCTGTCTCAACGTAAGACAGGTCAATCTCAGCGCGAGATCGATCATCAAAGGCACCCGGCGTCCCCGTGTAAGCTGCCGTTCCCTTCACCGTGAACTGTCCACGGCCAGCGGTGTACTGCAGCGTTGAATACGTTGCAACCGCCTGCCACGTCCACAGCCCTGCATCAAATGCCAACGTCGTCGATGCTGGCACCGTCACCCGCCACCCAGTGCTCTGCACCGTTCCCGTGATCGTCGTACCCTCAGACGCCGTATTGGTCCTCGCATACCACTTCAACGTGTAAGTTCCGCTGTTGACAGCCGTTCCGATCGAGTCCGTAAACTCCGGCACGTCAAAAATGACCGTGTCTCCGGCGTAGATCAGTTCGGGAACAAGGATGGTCACCAGTTTGTTACGAACGATGTGGAGGGCCGGGCCTTGCGTTGCCGTTGAGGCCGATAGACCGATTCTATCGGTGCTGGCTCCGCTTTCTGCGCATTTACTGGCACGCTACCCAGCTTACGCGAAAATTGCTCGAATATAGTCGCACGATTGTATCGCATGTACAAAAAGTTCAACGCCGCAAACGAATACACAAAGCAGTCCAGCGCCTCGTTACGATCCCCCGCCTTCTTCTTCCATTCGCGAATGGCGAATCCCTTCACATATCGCACCACCTGCCGCTCTGCCGTTAATTGCTTGAAATACTCATGCCCAGCCTCCGCATGGAAATGGATGTACCCAGCCCCAGGCTCGTTGTGCTTCAACCGCCCAAACAGCGTTGCCTTGATCGTGTCCGTTCCAACCGGGTACACCTCCGCTGAATTCTTAAGCACTTTGCCCTTGTAGCTAATATCTACCTTGGAAGGCTTCCCAATAGGCGGTTTGTTTCGGACAGACTGCCCCTTCAAAGCAAACACACCATCGCCTCGTCGGCTACGCGCATAGGTGTAGACCTCCGAGGTGTAATGGCCACCAGAATCAATCCCAATGGCCGAAATCCGTGTGGTGCCACCGCCTTCCACTGGATAGTCCCTCAACACAAGGTCATCGATTTGCTCCCACAACTTGCTGCCTGCTGGATCGCCGTAAACCTCTCCATGGCTGATCAGCCAACACTCCTCGCCGCTACCCCATGCATAAATCCCGACCGCGACCCGGTTATCCTGTACGTCAACACCAGCAGTGACAACCGACGCACCACGCGGGATCTCGCTAGCTGGGTAAAACTCAGCCCGTTCCGCCAAGCCGTCAGCACCAAGCTTGGCGCCAATCTCCTCCTCCCACGTCTCACCAAGGATCGTGTTAACGAACGTCTTGAGCAGCGGTGCGTCATTTTTGGATCGCAAAAATTCCATCACGATCTCTTGCCAGCTCTTCCATCCCAGTGGCGAGTACAGCGACGACAGGTGGAACCCAACGGTCCTCGGGTCCTCGCTAGTAGCAGTTGCCCGCCACTCACCCTTGCGTAGCATCTCCGATTTAAAATGCTCCGGGATGTGCGCCCCACAGCTTTCACACACATAAGCCGCTGTCTTCGGGTCGCCATCCCTCCATTGCAAATTCTTCCACTGCAGCCATTGCTTGTGCTCACAATGCGGGCATGGCACAAAAAATCGCCGCTGGTCACTGGCCAAATACTCAGTCTCAATACGAGACATGTCCCTGATCGTTGGTGTTGAGGTCAAGATGATCTTGCGCCTGCTAAAAGTTGACGCACGTCGTTCGGCAAGCGCACACGGGTCACCTTCACCATCAACGTCTGACGGGAATGCATCTACCTCATCCAGCAATATCCAACGGCAAGGAGCAGATCGCAAACCCGTTGCGCTGTTGGCACCAGTAAGCAGCAAAATCCCGCCCGGATACTCCTTGCTGAACATCGTGTTCCCACTGTCCCGGCTCCTAGCTGGCGCGATCTTTTCCGCCAAGCATGGCGTCTCATTGATCAAACTCTCCAACCGCTGCTTGCTAAGACGTTTTGCCATCTCAATCGTCGGCTGTACAAATAATGCGGGGCCAGGAGCATGCGCGATCATGTACCCCACCACATTGTTGATCGCCTCCGTCTTGCCCAACTGCGCACCAGCCATGAACACCACCTTCTGCGTTGTGTTATTGGCTGACATGCAGTCCATGATCTCCTTGAGGTAAGGAGTGCGATCTGTCCGCCACGGCCCAGGCTCAGCCGATGCCTTGCTGGACAGCATCCGGTACATGTCCGACCACTGGCTAACCGTTAGGTCCAGGTCAGGCCGTAGGCCCTCCAAGAACGCATGCCGGTAGATCTCCGCACCATCACGCATGAGTTAACCTCTCGAGCACCTTGCGGATCTCCTCGCTCAAATACTGGTGGATGATCACCGGATCGCTTTCGGCGGCCAGTTGGTTTGACACCCGATCTGGAATCGTGTTCAACGCATCACGCACGCTACGCGCCACCGTAAACGCCTCGCGCTCCACCTTGCCTGCTTCCACAAGCTGTTCCTCCTTCGTCTCGAGATCCAGCCGCGCCAACTCAGCGCGGTAATGCTCAGACTTGGCCTTGCTTTCATTGAATGATGGGATTTCCATGTCTGCACTAGACACCCGGTCGGATAACCCAATCAGCGGATTGCCGTCCTTATAAGCCTGGACTGCCTTGTCCTTGTCCCACAAGATGCGGTTGCGTTGCACTGTGAAACATCCGTCAAAACGCCCTTCAGTCTTAAGTTGAGAAATGCGTGCGACAGTGATGCCAAGCGTTTCAGATAGTTCTTTGGTCGTAGCTGGTTCCATACAGGCGACTTTAGCGCGTTTTAAGGGCGCATAGCCCCCGATAGGCGTTTTTGGGCATATAATGGTCAGCTTTGCTAATTTTGTCTCATTTGCGTCTCATGTGAGTCCAATGTTAAGACACGTTACATTCTGACGCTAGCGGATGAAGGCGGTTCGAACTTACCCCTACCCAAAGGCGCAGGAGGGACCCGCAACTTGCCTGGGCAAAGTATACTTTGCAAGGCGTGCAAGTTATTACTTTGCAAGGCGTGCAAAGTATAGGCCAAACGTGTGGCCAACAAAAAACCCCCAAACTGGGGGTGATTAGCGCAGAGTGGGTAGGCTTAAAAGTTCGGATTATCCCTGCAAATTGATATGAGATCCTCGAGCTCT